TTGAACAGACTGTCGTCACGGACAGTGCTTTGGCGGTTGCCGAGCGTGTTGCGACTGAACGAGTTCACGGCTCGGTTGAGACCCTCGCCCGCGATCACTCCGCCGGCGAGAGCGCCACCGACACCGGCCGCAATCGTTCCGGCTCCCAGCGCACCGACCGGCGCCCCGAGCGCTCCGATCACACCAGGAGCCGCAGCTCCCGTCGCTGCAGCGACCCTACCGGCCGCGCCGATCGCACCGACGCCATTGGCTAGTACTCGGCCGGCCGCGGCGCCACCGAGGCCCGAGAGAGCGTTTCCGAGCAACCCTCCGCCGGCCTGCGCTGCGGGTGCCGAGAACGGGTGAGCCTTTTCCCAGTCTGCCAGTGCGCTGGAGAATCGAACGAGGGCGTTTGTCGCGTCGGTGAGGGCCGTTTCGTTGCGTTCTTGGGCCTGCGTCAGCTTGGACATTTCGTCATTCGCGAAAAGGCCCTCGCCGCGCTGGACGTCGCGCTCAGTGAAATCGCTGCCAGCGCCCGAGATCATGCGACCGATCGCGCTGTTTCCCTCGCCACCCATCAGCAACCCGAGAGTGCGGCGCCAGTTGGCTTGAAGCGCCTGCGGATTGCCATGGCCACCACCAGCGAAAACGTTTTGCATCGCAGTGGAGTCGCCGTGAAAAGCCGTTTGCAGGTTGCGAGATAGCCCGAGAGCGTCGGTAGAGCGCAAGTGAGATCGCCCGTTCGCATCGCGTGCAAATAGCGCCGCTTCTGCGGCCGCATTCCCAGCGCCACCGTTCGAGCTACGCAGGTTCTGGAGCATCTTTTGTTGAGTGACGTCACTCTGCAGAGAGTTGCCCATCTGGGCCATGATGTTTCCCATCATGCGCGGGCTCTGGCCCATCGAGCGGCCCACTTCCATCTCTGCGAACGTCTGGAGCACGGCCTGTTGAGTCGCGTGTGCACGGTCCGCATCCGATGCGTTTGGATTCGTGCGACGAAGCGCGGCTTGTGATTGGGCGATCCGCTGTTGAATGGGCGCCATGGCAGTGCTCGTCACGGATCCGAGTTCGATCGCTCCACGTTGCGCCATGCCGGTCATTGCGAGCAGCGTTTGGCGTCGTTGCATCGGGTCCGTGATGCCGCTGTTCTGCAACATCCCAGAGACACGGAGCACTTCGCCGGTGTCCTGTCCGGTGTTTCGCGCGAACCGCATCGTCTCGAGCGAGCTGCGCATGTTTGCGACCCGCTCGCCCTGCGTGCTGCGAGAGTTCCCGAGCACGTTGAATTCTGTTTGAGCTCGGTTCACGCCCTCGGCCAGCTCCGCGCTGCTCATCCGGTTGTCTCGAGCGAACTGGTAGACCATCTCTTGCAGTTGCGGCGCATCGGCCCCGCCAGCGCCAGCCTGGTAGATCGCGTTGCTGATGCTGCGAGACGTGAGCGCGCGGTGTTCGCGAGCGCCTTGAATCTGCCCGTGAAGTCCAGACGCGTATGATGTGGCAGCGCCAAACGCAGCCTGACCCATTCGCCCGCCCGTGGCGCTCCAGCTGGACGATCGGCGTGCGTCGGCGCGGCGAATATCTGCCTCTGCACGCTCGCGCTCGCGACGCATTGCGGTCGCTTCCTGGCGAGCGAACCCGATAGCGTCCTGAACTCTTTTACGGCCTTCTCGCCTGGCCTCGAGCGTTGCATCTCGCTCGGACTGCTGACGCGCGCGAAACATGGCGAATGCCATCTTGCGTGTCTGATCCGCTTCCTTTTCAACACCACGGACACGTTCACGACGCATGTTCTCTGAAACGCGATTGGCATCCCTGAGTGCGCGCGAAACCTGATCCTGTGAGCGCTCGCTCGCGCGACGTCGAATCGACTGCTCCCGAAGCTCAACGCGCGTGCGTTCTCGTTGTGCCGCTGCTTCGGCTCGATTCTGCCGTTGTAGTAACCGATCAATCGAGTTGATCGCCGCCTGCTCGTTCGCGACCCGATCCCTCGTCGCGCGACGACCCTCCGCATTGATGGCCTGCGCGGCGGAGCGGTACATGCCCGCGACTTGGCCAAGCGTGCGGCGAAGCTCCTCACCGCCGGCCGTCGATATGCGGAAGATCGCTTCTGACATTAGCCGTTACTCGGTGTCTGTGGCGTCTGGGGGGTCGATTCCAAACCGATATCGCTCGGCCATTTCGAGCTCATAGTATCCAAGGAGCTGGGACTCGTCGGCGTCGGCAATTGATCGGCCAGTGAGAGCGCGATGTTTCTCAGCGTACCGAAATCGCAAGACGTCAAGTACTCGGACAAGTCCCCGGCGGCTTTTAAATCGAGAATCCGCCTCACGATCTTCTGCGAATCGTTCTCTTTTTTGTGCGGATCGCGCTCGTCGATGAACGCGGCCAAGTGCATGCACAAGTAATCGCGCTCGTTCGGCCCCAGCGCCTCGCGAAGATCTTCGATGGTCCCGACGGGTGAGTCAGGATCCTTCGCGTCACGCATCACGCGCGAGAGCAATTGACGCTGCTCCTCGGCTGAATACAGCTTCGATTCCATCGCCAGCGTGGCCTGGAATTCGTCGAGCTTGAGTTCGTCTTTCAGGTAGCGAGTGGCATCGGCCGCGGACTCCGCAACCTCTTCATCGTTCGGGTTCCAGAACACCACGTCAATGCGATCGCCGCCAGGGAAAGCCACGGGCTTGGACTGCGGGCGCCTACGCGACCGCATGAGCTTCGAGAGCGGCGTGTCATCAAGTCGGTCCTCGCGAGCCATTAGACGTCCTGGATCGGGCTCGGCGAGCCTTCGATCTCGAAGTCGAACTCGTCGCGCTTGTTTACGCTGCTCGCGAGTTCCACCGACTGGATGATTCCCTCGATGGAATAATCCATATCGCCCGACCGGTAGACCACGGTGAACACCTGATCGTTCTCGAACGCGCGGATGATTCGCTTACGCTCCGAGGAGCTTCGCGCAACCGCGTTCTTGCACGACACCTTGGCCATCTTGTGGCCAAAGGATGGGCCTGCGTCGCCCGTGAGCGTGTTGGTCCACTCGCCGTTGGACTGAATCGAGATCTTCAAGTCGAGCGCTTTGGTCACTACCGAAGCGCCGATTCGAAGAAACCCGTTTGAAGCGAATATCGTTGCCATGGCGTTAGCCCACCTGGTCCAAGAGACCTGCGAAATTGTGGAATCCCTTGATCACTTCGTATGGGACGTAGCCAATTGCTTGGCTCTTGTTGCTTGGGTCGATCTCGACCGCGAACTCGTTGAGGTGAGCCGAGACATTCGAGAACAACCCTTGGTCCTCCATGTCCATTGCCCATTTCTGCAGGTATGACTTGAGAAACGAAGGAGTGACCGAGTCCTCGTGCTTCGGCGGGCGAGGCCCATCGGGCACCAGGTTTTTGTGTGCGAAGTCGATGGCCATGCGGGCCTCGATGTCGTCTTGCGCGAAGTGCGTGACCTCTGGAACCGTCGTGTCTAGCCCGCTGTAGTTCGCGTTGCCTGCGGAATCTTTGCACCGCGACGTAACGGATCGAACGATCCGCACGCAACCCGGGTTAGCGCTCGAGGGTTCGAGCGGAGTCAGCCCTCCGTTGAGCGCGAGTTCGATCTCAGTGCCGAGCGGCTGGTCAGCCGGATCGTCCTGCACTTTGATGGTCGCCATTTCGGTACCATTTAGATTGCAACCACGATACGTCTGCTCGCCCTTCGCGGTGCCGCCCGCAACCGAGCTGTCTCCCCAGATGCGCGCCGAAGCTTCCTGCGCCGCGATCTGGCCGCTGGTGTTGCGCGGGTTGTAGTGCCACACAGCTTGGAAAAGGATGTTGTTTTCGTTCGCCACGTCCGTGATCGCAGACGACACGTCTTTCAGACACGCCACAATCGCGCGTTGGCGCTTTCGCTCGGCAATGCCAGAATACGTGTTCACGTGGTTCTTGATCTTCGTCCAGTTCCCGGTGTCGACGTGGGCAGCTGCGATGTGATGGAATTTTTGCGTGGCCATTGCGGCCAGCGCGTTCGTCACGTCGTCGGCCGTCGTGCCGGCCGTACCGGTGCTCGTGCCGATCTTCGAGATTGCGTGAACCGCCGTGGCGGTTCCGCCGTTGAGCGCCACCGTTAGACCGGTCACGCCATCTCGGAAGAACACATCGATTGGGGCATCGTTTCCGCGCAGACCCTTTTGTTTCCAGGTCACCGTGACGGTGGTGGTGCCCGATGCGGTCACCGGCCAGTTCGTTTTTGCGTTGATCGCTGCGGCGACATTCGTTCCGACCGTGCTAGCGGCGTCGGTGTTGGCAACCGCGACGTCAACCCACTCGTCCAGGATCTTGACGCGAATGGTGCCGGCTGCCGTGGCAGTGCCGGCGAACAGCATCAATGCCGTCGCGGCAACGCCGACGCTCTCGGTGACAGGACAGATCCAAACCTCCGGCACTCGCCATTGAGCGAACACCGCGCGGATCATCAGGTCGAGTTCAGAGCCAGCTCCCGTGAGCGTGGTCCCGTCGTCTGCCGAAGCGCAAAACACCGGCGTGTCCAACGTGGCGGTACCGGCGCTGGTCTTGTTGCCTATCAGGCACAAGCGCATCGGTGCACCGCCCGAGACGTTCGATGCACTGCCGAAGCGTGCGGAGAAGACCATGGCGGGGCGCTTCGTCGACGAGGAAAACCCCGAAGGCAATGTGAGCGGCATTAGACGGCTCCTTTGGCTTCAACGAGTTCCAGCGCACCGGTGCGGATCGCCTTGCGGTAAAACGCATGGTCAGCGACCAGCTCGCCCTCGAGCAAGATCGCGCCTGCATCGTCGCGGCCTACAAGCCTCGTTCGCGACGTTCGCTTGCCGTTGTCGTCAATGTGCAGAGTCGGGCCTTCGCCTCGCGCTCGCACGCGAATCGTGGGGAATTCCATTGTGTGTCTCCTGTTAGAAATCGTTGCGCGATTGCGAGACGGGGTTGTCGAGTTCGTTCCCGTCCAAATCGAAGTTGGTATCGATGCGAGTCAGCGGAACGCCCTCGGCGTCCTGCTCCACTTGTTCACCTGCGTAGTCGGCCGAGAACCGCAGCACGCGGGCGTATACCACGCCGTGCTCGGTCCGCGCCCTGCGTGCGCCCCGACATCTCACGATGCCAGTGCCAGCAAGTCCGGGGATCGCGAGACCCGTGATGGCTTTGCGAACGGAGTCGGTGAGCGCGAGATATCCGGGCGCGTTCGTCGAGCCCTTCTCGGCCTCGGCGTCGCCGCGTGGATCCTCGACCACGACGTAGACGCAAAACGTCGCGCGGAAAACTTCTTCGATCTCGCCTACGAGCGTTTCGACCGTCAACTCTGGAACTGGATCGTCGCTCTCCTGCGAAAGCAACGCGGCGGGTGTGTTGCCAAGCGTTGCCTCAGCGAGCGCCTGTTGCGTCGGCTCGCCGTCGAAACGAGCGATGAGCGTGAAGTCTTTCGAGCCCAGTGGGCCCGTAGACTGCAGGGCCGTAAAGAGCGCGTCCTCGATCGAGTCGAGCGTTGCGGACGGTTCGTCGATCACCGGAACCCCGCGACGCTCACGGCGCGATCAAGCGCACGGTTGCAATCCTGCTCGAAGAACGGCTCGATGTAGTTCCACGCGGGGCGCAGGTATGCGAACTCTGGCCGCGCCTCGAGATAGCTCGCGTAATCCATACCGGCCACTACGCCGCCTTGCAGCGTGCCAGCGAGGAACGTACCGCTTGGTGGTAGGCCTTCGATGGACTCCTCCAAATTGCCGGTGCGGTTTTGCCACCGGTGCATGGCTTTGGCGGTCTGCGCCAACCGATCGCCCGTGCGCTCGAAAACGCCGTCCATCTCATCGTCAATCTCATGGTCGAGCGCTCGGAAGCCTCGCTCGATTGCACTGATGTCGAGTTCTGCTGCGAGTGAAAACATCAGAATGCCGTTGGGTCTTTTCGGTCTCGTGCACGACCGAACGATTGCGTGTTCTCACCAACCGCGTCCGTGATGTTGCGCACGGCCGCCCGTGGCTTCGATCGACCTGCAGCGCTGGTCTTCACGCGGTTGCGATTGTCTTCTGAGAGATCGTCGAAAAACTTATCCGCGCGAGTTGCCGCTGCCATAAACGGCATGCGGTGGTCATTCGTGAACAGCGGGTTATAGAGCACAGCTTCGAGACACACGTAGGCCACGATAGCGCCCTTGATCGCTTCATCCACCGTGCCGCCTGGCGCGTCGAATGCCGCATCGAAGTACGCGGCGCACTTCATCTGCGCTCGCGAATCCCCGCTTGCAATACAAGTGGCCAGGTACGCCGCATCGACGTGGCCAGTCTTGTTGCGGTCAAACAGGCGCAGGTACACCGTAGGGAGCACCCGCGCCTGAATGTCCTCTGCCGTAATGAGAGCCATCGAGCTAGTTAGGCGATCACTGCCGTTGCGAGGTACCCCGCGTTTGCACCACCGACAACAACGTCGTCATCAGAATGCACGACCTTGATGAAATTGCCGCCTCGTGCGCCCGCGATGGGAGCGAAGATCGACTGCACGCCGAACGGAGGAACACTGCCGGCGGTGAACCGGAAGGTGTATCCAAACGTGCCGGTCATGCGCGGGCTGGGATTCGGCTCGACGCGGATAAGCGCCATGCTCTTTCCCCAGATGAACGAATACGACGCCGTCCCGCCTTCGCGAGCGGTGTTGTACCGGCTTTCGCCGATGATCACCTTGTCGAGTCTGAACGCCTTCGCAACGGTCTCGGGATCGACGAGCAGCGGAGTAGGACCCGCCGAGGTCGATGCACGAGAGATCACGTAGGCGATTAGCTTGGCGTTGGTACGGAGCTGGTCCCACGCTTCTGCACCGATCACCATCACGTTCGGGCGAACGAGTGGTTTGCGGATCAGCCCCAAGATCACCTTGGCGGGATCTGAGGTCGTGTCGAACTTGTCGCCCGATGCGAGATCGCCAGTGTTAGAGCCGTAGTTAGCAGCGCCGAACACAACCGCTGCCACGCGGATTTCGCGCGCCAACATCAAGTAGTTCATCAGCACGCGCTCGGAGATCAATCGCGGCTCAAGCGGCGCGTCGGCGTTCGCCTCTTCATCCGTCGAGATGAAGTCCATCAAGCCATAGTCCTTGCACAGGTACGTTCCGGCCGTATCGAGCGATGCTCCGGCGCGGTTCGGCGATGCTTCCTGCGAAGCGATGAGCGCCGTCGGTACGTTGAAAGACGTTTCAGGTTTCAGCTTGTAAAACAAGTCTGACTTTTTGCCGCGATTGATGACCGGCATGCACTGGTCCGCGATCATCTCGGTGTTCTGATAGGACACGAGAAGGTTCTCGATCGGTGCATTAGTGTGGACGCTTGAAACGCCCAAACCGAGTTCGATGGCCTGCGGAGAGAGTCCGCGACCCAAGAGCAATGAGCTTTGCAGTTGTTCTAGGTTCATAGGATTAATCCGCGATCTGGAGGGTGAAGGGTTGGACAACCATGGAGACCGGCGCCGGGGCCGTTGCTGTCGTGAAGGCCACGCCAACCACACGGACTAGCGTTCCGGCCGTGCCTGCAGCGGGTTTCACGGCGCCTGCCGTGTCGCCAACCGCGAGGTTCTGACCGACGGTGACGTTGCCCTGCGTGATGCAGGTCGCGAGTGAGCCTGCGAGTGCGACGTAAACAGTGCCGCCGTCGGCTGCCGTGTTCAGCGCGATGCCGATCATCATTGTGGCGGTGTCGCCCGTGGTCGCGGTTTTGACTTTCGGTGCCGCGCCTACGGCTGCGGTCGTAGCGACCTGTACCGCGGTGTTCGCGGTGATTGCGCCAACGGCCAGGCATGCCGCTACGTTCTGGAATCCGCCAGCCTGTCGGCTGATCAGAACCGCCACGCGCTCTCCGCTCGATGCACTCTCTAGTGCCATGCCGACGATCGGCAATGACCCTAGTCCAACGGTCGCGGTTACCAGGGTGCCGGTAACGCCACCCACCACGAGCATGTCTTTCCGCGTGATGGTTCCACCGGCGATGCCTGAGTACACGCCGTCAAGGACGATGTCGCACCCTTCACCGACGGCACAAGAGCTGCCCTCATGCTTGAGCAAGCCAAGCACAAGTGCGTCGGCTGCCGTGGCGGCAGGCGCTCGGAAAGTATCATCCGCAGTGCCCATGATCACGGCCGCGCCGTCTGCGAGTACAGACTGTGCGGCAAGCGAAATTATCCCGCTTCCGGGAGATCGGTTTGAAAGGCTCATATTACGACCTCACCACGCCACTGACGGCGTTCTTGAGTTGCTTGGAAGCGAGCAGGATCGACTCGTGCTCCGTGAGTTTCGGGTTCTTTTCGCGGAGCTGCGCGGCGATGTCCCGAGCGAGTTCGACATGCGAGCGCGGCATCACCGGAGTGGACTCGGGCGCGCTGGTATCGCCAGCGAGCGGAGCCAACCGAGTGCCGAGCAACAGGGCCTTGAGCCTTTCGTTCTCGACCGAGAGCGCGGTGGCCTTCGGATCTTTCGCCGCAGAGATCGGATAGGCTTTCGCGAATCCTTCCCAGTCAGCCTTGGCGTGGAACTCGAGCGAAGCCCGAATGCCTTTCAGGCTCGCGTTCGACGCGCACAGCGCATCAATGTGACTCGCGCGTTCGCCTTCCTTGCGCTTCTCTTCCACGGCTCGATGTGACTCGAGTTCCGTGGTGAGGGTCACGAGCTTGGCCGAGTCCGCTGCGAGCGAACCGATCTTGCTGGCGACTTCCGCGCGGGTCGACAGGTTCAGCGCTTTGCGGACCTCGAGGGCCTCGCTGGCAAGCGCCTGCACTTTTGCTCGGGCATCGTCTTCACTCGACACCGGCACACCGAGTTGCGCCGCGAGCTGCAGGAACGTTTCCATGCTGTTTACCTTGGTCTTGCCGGTTAATTGATCCGCTGCCAGCTTCGGCAAATCGACTAGAGCGGGGTTGTTGGTGAGCGAAAACGAGTAGAGGAATGAGCCGATGTCGTGACCTGTCTCCTCATCAATGGCGTGTTGGAACAGCGTGACGCTGCCGAACTGAAGCGCGCCCTTCTGAACGTCCGCTTTGGTGGACTCTTCCACCCAGCGAAAGCGTCCCTCGAGCGTCGCGATAGTCTGGCCGTTGCGCTGCATTGAACCGACCCGCATGGCGACAATCCACGCATGCGCCTTACGCGATTCAGGGTGCGCATCGTTCTTAGTGTCGGCGTGATAGAGCACCACCGGGCGTTCGCCGTAGCGCTCGAAATTCTTCACGACGTCGCGAAAGTCCTGGCGCGTAAGCTCGGCCTCGCGGCCCTTCAGTTCGACGGCGTACGCCAGCACGTTCCAAGGGGACGCACTATCGAGTCGGACCGGCGATCCGATCAACTCGACTTTAAAGTTTAGTACCGGGCGCATCTTTCTTCTTCTTGGCCTTCGGGTCAGCTGCTGGATCGGCGTTCGGATCCACCGGCGGCGCAACGGCCATCACCTCTTCGTCGGGTTTCGGCTCGGGGATCGAGAACCGATCGCGCACGAACGTCTGCCCGATGCGGAGACCTGCCTTCGAAAGCGTCGCGTAGCGCGTTGCCAGCAGGTCCTGCGACTCGGGCGGATCCGTGCGGATCTCGATCGTCGGGATATCTTTCTCGTCGCCCAGACCGCTCTCGAGAACCATCGGCCGAAGCAAGTCGTGCTTGAGTGTGGCGCTCACGGCCCGTGCGTCGTTCCGCGCGATCATCTGTTCGCCGTCCTGGTGCACTTGACCGAGAGCCCGGTTGCCGCCGCTCGTGCCGACCTCGGTGCCGAGCGTCGAGCCAAGTACGGCCTTCGAGATCTCCTCGTTACACAACCGGATCAGCTCCGGATGCACGCCGTGGGTATCCGCCGCAGGGTTGTGGAACTCAGGCTTCGTCGTGTCCGGGAATACTCCGCTGACGCTGCTCGAAAGGGCCTCGAGCAACACCAACATCTCCGCAACATCTTCGTCGGATGCCTGCGGAAACTTCGGGTCCTTGCCGGATCCATAAGTGCCCGTTCGAATGGGACGGCCGTATTGCTCTGCGAACGCCAAGAAGTCGCGCCAACCGAACGCCTTGAAGAGTCCTGAATACCAAACGCACGTGCGCCCTAGCCCTTCACGCGTCGGGTATCCACCTCGAATGCGCGGCGCATGGAGGATGAATTTACCTGGGAGCAGCGCATTCAGATCATCGACCGCGATGCCGTATCCGCTGTTGAAGATCGACGACGGATCGTTGTCCCAAATGCGAAGCTTCCAATCCTGCTGCGAGTAGCGAAACCTTCGCGGGTGCACCGGCTCGATGCACGTCGGCACCCAGCGCCTACCGTCCCGATCCATGATCACTTCGCAGACCGCTCGACCGTGGTACACGGCCGACATCAGGTCCGCGATCGCCTGCGGAAACGCGCGCATGTTCTGCAACGCCTCGGTGCAAAACTTTACGATTCGTTCGGCCTTCTTGGGCGGTGTGCCTGGCGCCGGCATGATCTCCCATTCAGCGCCGGCCACTGCCATTTCGCGCTTACCAAGCACGGACTGAAGGTGGCCGTCCTTCTCGCGAACCTCGTCGAGCAAGTCCGCGAGCCGTTGCATCTCCCCGATGTCGGCTGATCGCAGAATCGAACTCACGATCCCAGGGTTGAGCGAATTGCCGATACGATTCTGGTAGCGATCGTTGCGCGGCGCAGACGCAATAGCGTGGACTCGCGCGCCGATGCCACGCGGTACATCTTTTAGCTGCGGGTCAATCATCCGTAAATCTGTCTAACGACCGCTGTGCCCATGCGTGGCTTTGCGACAGCCAGCGCGCCAACGACGATCGAGTGTGCGCCACTCGTGGAATCGCACTGATCGTCGTGTGCGCCCTCGGGGAACGCTTCGAACTCCTCGAACGCGAGCACGTTCCACGCGCCACGCACGAACACCACGTTGCCAGCCTGGCACTGGGCCGAGAACGGACCGAAGGCCGTGATCTTGTCGACGCGCTTTGCTCGACCCAGCACGCGCCGGTCAGGCATGTCGACCACATACGTGTGGATCTGGTCTTTGCCGGCCTGCCCGGGATCCTGCTCGATGTAAATCGTGACAGGCTCGCCGTCAGTCGCGGCAACGGACTTCACGAACGCTCGAACCTCGCCAGGCGTGCCGCGGATGCGCGAGATGTTCTCAACGCAATAGCGGCCGTCTCGGAGCTTCGAGTACAGCGTGCCGGATGCGTAATCGCCACCGGCAGCGAGATCCCAGTAACGAACGCGAGCCATCACGTCGACGGGCGGCGCGTCAAAGATCTCTTGGATCCATGCGCGCTTGAAATACAGCCCCTTGGCAGGCTTGATCAGCCAGTTACCGTTACGGAGCTGCTCGCGCGTGACGGGGTCTAGCTCGTCGAGTCGGCGAACGTAGTCGGGATCGTTCTCGGCGAGCTTCGGGTTGTCGTCGATCTTCGCAGGAACGAACGTGCGACCGAGCGCGCCCACGGTGCCCTTCGGCACAACGTGCTCGCCGTCTCGCTGCTTCACGAAGTGCAGCACATCGCCAGGATCCGCGACGACCGTCGACGCGGGATCGAGCCACGCGGACCAGCGTCCCATCACCCATTCATGTCCCGTGTTGCCGGGATTCGTCGCAGCTCGCAAGCGGCACGGCACACCCTTCGCGGACCGAAGCCGCGAGATCAGGTACAGGTACTGCGACTCTTCGAAGCTAGTTAGCTCGTCGAACCCCACGAACTGAAATTCGCTGCCCTGGTAGCGGTGCACGTCTTTCTCGTGCTCGACGCTGCCAAACATCACGCGCTCACCGTTCGGGAACGTCCACAGCTTTTTGGTCTCGTTGTACCAACCGCCGAGCATTCGATAGAGCTGTTGCGATCGGCGCACGAGGTTGCCCTCAAGCTCCGGAAACGTGCGGCGCAAGAGCAGCCCCTGATACGCCGCGCCGTAACCACGGCCCACGTACCGGATCGCGTCGACGAGCAAGGCGTCAGACTTCCCACCGCCAGCGGCGCCTCCATAGAGCGCTTCGAAGCACGTGAGCGACAGGAACCGCGTTTGCGGGCCCGCGTTGGGCTTCCAGTCGTCTGGGTGCGGCTGTCGTGTGGCGAGTGCGTTACTCATTGGACTCAGGCGGAATGAAAATCACGGGGGCTGTCACCGCGCCTGCAACGGCGATCGGTCCACCGCCGGGGCCAGAGTGGCGCACGCGCTTTGGCGCTGCGGCTCCGCAGATGACCGCGATGCGTTCGGCTGCCCTTAGAGCCAAAGCAAGCCGACCCTTCTCCTCGGCGAGTCGCTGGATCCTGAGCGCGGTCTCCTCGAATCGTGCGCGTGCGGCACCGGGGCTGCGCTTGCAGTCTTTCGCGAGTCGCTTCTTAACGATCTCGATGTACCTGCGAGCGGTGCGCGATGTCGTTTTGAACTGCGCAACGACGGCGTGCTGAATTTCACGCGCCGTCCGGTTGTCGCGATACATCTGCTCGACCAGCTCGAGCCGCATCGGATCGATCTTTTTGTGCGTTTTTTCGGGTTCATTC